TCCCGCGCCACTGGTCGTGGCCACCGTCTCGCCCTGCGCCACCAGCCGCGCGGTGGCGGTGAGCAGGCCCGAACGCTGCATCTGCCAGCTGAGCTGGTCCAGCACCACGCCGGAATACATGGCGTATCGCGGCACCTCGGGCATGGCGGTCTCGATCGCCATGCTGGGTAGGGTCCAGCTGCCGGACTGGAACGTATGGGTATATGGACCGGGCGAGCTTCCGGTGGTGGTCGGCGCCCCGAAGGCCGCCTTCAGCCAGAAGCCGAAGGCCTCGGCGTCGATCGGCACCACTACATCGCCATCGGCGGTCACTGCATCCTTGATGGGCGCAAGAGGATCACGGCCGTAACCCAGAAGCTCCGAGTTCAGCAGCGGCTGTTCCGCCCCGAGCGTGGCGCTGGCAAAGGGCATCTGGGTGTAACCGCTGCCGGGCGGTGTGCCATAGGTCGTCTCGAACGCGAGCGCCATCCGCGCCCGCGCCCCTTGGGCGCGTGCCATGTCGGTCTCCTTGTCGAAGGGGTTCAGCCGAGCGGGTCGGCCGTGGAATAATGCAGCACCACCGGAATGACGGCCGCCTTCAGGCTGGCCGCGCCGTCCACCGGCAGATCGACGGGCTGCGGGGCTTCCGCCTCGACCCAGTCGCAGAGACCGCCGAGCGTGCGGTCGGCGGCGAGCGCCGCGCCGATACTGGCGCAGAGCGTATCAAAAGCCGTGTCCCGGCTCGCGCCCTGCACCACGGCCTCGATCTCGGCCCGGTGCTGGTAGTGATAGCGCAAGGGCGAGAGCGTCACTTCGGGCTCGCCAGGTTCGCCGTCGCGCAGGATCAGCAGCCCGGCTGCCGGCACACGTTCCGGCAGGACCTCACCGCGCAGGATAGTTGCGGGCAGCGCCGAAAGCCGCGTGTGCAGCGCGGTGAGGATGGTTTCGCGGGTGGTGGGCATGGCGATCCCGGTTGTCCGGGACCGGCCCGGCTTCAGTGATCCCTGTCGGGTTTCTGGTCTATCAAGGCAGCGAGCCGCCGCGGCAGGTCCGAGCGAGCATGCAGGAAATCGACAATGATCACCTGTTCTGCGTCCTCGACGAAGATGACAAAATGCTGGCCGCAGCGCGCGAAGCGCAGATCCTCGGGCAGCTCCGGGTCGATGATCCGGCGGCAGTCCTGCGACATGGCCATACCGGCCGCGATCTCCGTGCAGCGGGCGATCAGATCCTCCTCATAGGCCGCCGCCTGTCGAGGGCCGAAGGTCTCAAGGGTCCAGTTCGCGATGTCGATGAGTGATGTTTCAGCCTGTCGTGTCAGGCGCCAGGGTTTCGGCATCAGGACGATTGGCGCGCCGAAGCAAAGGCGCGGCGGATCGCATCTTCACCGCTCCCCTCGGCCAGATCGCCGCGCCGGGCCTGTTCCAGCCCGGTCGTCAGCCGGTCGCGCAACGCGCCGAGTTCGGCTTCCTCGCGTTCGAGCAGCCGCAGGCCTGCCCGCAGGGCTTCCGACGCATTCTGGTAGCGCCCGGAAGCGACCAGACGGTCGACCAGAGCGGATTGGGTTTCGGTCAGAACGACGTTTCGGGTGGCCATGCGGCTCTCCTGCAAGATTATTGGCAATATATGCCAACCATGGCAGAATGTCGATGCCTGCCCGGGGAGCGGGTGTGGTACTGACGCGGCATGGCCCTATGGCTTCCGAACGACGAACTCACGAAGGAAAGTGATCATGGCACGCAGGCTTCAGGACAAACTCGCTACGATCGATCCCGTCCGCCGGGCGCGGATTGAAGCCGAGGCGGATCGCCTGCAGGAAGAGTATCTGAACATGCAGCAGTCGCCCGAGCGCCAGGACGACGAGCGCAACGACACCGATTCAGACCATCGGTGATCTTCAACCGGCATCCACCCAGTTCGCCACGATCAGCCCCGGCACCGCATCGCGCACCCGCTCGGCATCCCGCGCGAGGTCCAGCCGCTTCGGCAGCCTGACCTGCGGGACCAGCAGGAAGATCGGCACGGTGGTCAGTCCTCGGCCGGTCTTCGACCGCGATGCCACGGCACGGCCCTTCTTGTTCAGTCGTCCCTCGACGACCAGCAGGCTCGGACCCGTCCGACGATAGACGAAGCGCAGGCGCAGGCCGGTGCGACGTTCCCATTCACCGGGCGTGATCCGCCCGCCGCGCAGGGACTTGCCTGCTGCAGGCGTCGGGATCGCCAGCCAGAACCCGTTCTTCGAGCGGATCAGCGGGCCGGTATCGTGCGCGCCGACGATCACCGGCGCCTTCGACCAGACCAGTGCCGCCGCATTGAGGCTGGTCCTGCCTTTCGGGAACTGCTCCGACCGGATGGTGCGGGCAAGCCGTGCCCCGAGACCTGCGCCGGTGATCTGCGCACGCCAGGCAGTCTTGAGGCCGGTCCCGGCATCGCGCATCGCCGTGGTCACGGCCTTCTCCCCGGCCTTCACCTCCGCTTCCATCAGGCGGACGATATCGCCGACAATGCTGACGCCGAACCTCATGCGGGCCTCAGATCGAGAGTCCAGACAAGCCGCTCGCGGTCGCGGACGGGTTCGCCCTGAATGAGGAAGGCATCGCTGTCGATCTCGATCCGGTCGCCGGGACGCGGGTTCGGAACCTCGGTCACGCGCAGGTCGATCCGCGTCGTTTCCGACCAGAGCCGCGCATCGCCGAAGTCGGTGATCGCATCGGCCCGTCGGGCGACGACGCGCACCGGAACGGGCGCGGCGCCATCTGCGACGTAGACAGCGGCCCGCCCGATGTTCGGATCGGCGAAGAGCGCATCGACGGCGGCGGCGAAAGCACTCATCAGAAGCTCGCGTTCAAGCGCACCCGGCCGATGGTGTCGCTCGCGCCGCTCGCCACGGCCTCGACGGCAACACCGATGAGCGTGTTGTCGGTCGAGACGGTCGTGGTGCGCTTGTTGGTATCGTCCCAATAGACCTTTGCGCCGACGGACCAGGCCTGGCTGCCCACCTTCGTCAGGTCGAAGACGCCGACGAGCGCGGCCTCGACGGGTTCGCCACTGGCGGCGGCGCCAGCCGCGATGCCGAAGATCGAGCCGACGAGCAGGCCGTCGCCGGAGGTGACCGCATAGGGCGCGGTCAGGGTGATGGTGTTGCCGGGCTGGACGTAATTTTTCATCGCGAGGGTCCTTTCGGAAAAAGCGAAGGGCGGCCCGTCAGGACCGCCCGGATGTCAGCGTTCGGGATAGGGTGCGCGTTACGCGCCCGGGTTCTTGTAGAGGCCGCGCCAGTCGATGGCCTTGGCGCCGAAGTCGAGGCGACACTTGATCTCGACCCCGTCGACGTCGAAGCCGTTGCGCGTCTCGATGTAAGCGCCCTGCTGGCCCTCGAGATAGGCGTATTCGATGGTGTCGATCTGGTTCGGGCTCGCCGCCAGATACCAGGCGGTTTCGCTGGCGGCATCGAGCCGGGGCTCGCTGATCGGTGCCAGCGTGCGGATCGACTGCGGCACGACATTCCCGCTCTGGGCGGGCACGAGGTTCTGGGCGACCAGCTGCTCGGCCTTCAATTCCAGCGCGGCGGGCACGATCAGGAAGGCGGGACGGATGTTCAGCACCGTCTTCTTGTCGAGCCCGGTCTGCTTCGCCATGGCGGCGCGTGCCGCACCGACGCTGCTCACATCCAGCGCCGCACCGGTGCCTGCGAGGTTCTTGTGGTTGGCGTGGAACAGCGCCGTGCCATCGGCCATCGCCGGGTTCGCGGTAATGATCCCCCAGACGACATCGCTTTCCAGCTGGGCGATGGAGTTGCCGTACATCGCCGGGATGCGCGTGAAAGCGTCGAGATCGTCGTTGATCAGCGTCTGGCGGGTGATCGCGACCACCCGGCCATAGGTCTTGACCTTGTAGCTCTCCTTGCTCTCGCCCAGCGTCCCGCGCTTGAACTCGCCGCTCTCGCCGACTTCCAGCAGTTGCGGCGCTTCACCGAGCTGCACCCGGTGCATCGCCTTGAAGTCGGTGGCGAGCACCTGGCGGCAGAAGAGCGAGAAGGTCCGGGGATAGGCCTCGTAGGCCTGCCGCAGGGTCTTGTTGGTGACGGCGGCGAGGATCTCGGGGAAGTCCGAGGTCGAATGCAGGGCGCGGGTCGCAACCTCGTCGCGCGACAGGCCGCGGGTATTGACTCCGACATTGCCGAGGCTTTCGCGGGCGAGTTCCAAGAGCGTCATGCCGCGATACTGACGCGCTGCGTCCTCCAGCGGGAAGAGCGTCGGGCTGTAGCGGTGCAGCAGCGCGTTCGCCACCGCGTCGCGGCGGGTGATGCGCTCGTCGCGCCCGCCGAGCGGGACCGACACCTGGCCGAAGGTCCGGGTTTCGTCCGACTTCGCGACGACCTGATCGACGATCAGGCGGCGAGCTTCGTCGACACCGACACCGCGCTTCACCAGATCCTCGGCGAAGCTGCGCTCGAGGTTCAAACGGCCCACCAGATCGTAGATGGTCGAGACGCGGTCGCGCTCCGCCTCGCGGGCGCGGGTCGCGACAGCCTCGGTGTCGGGCGCTTCCGGTTTCGCTGGCGCGGACCTTTGGTTCGAGGGCCCGGGCTGGCTGCGCGTGTCGGTGGCATGGGCCTGCGCCTCGGCCGCGCCGGTCTTTTCGTCGGTCATGGTGGTCTCCTCGGTCGCTGCCGTTTCGCTTGTCGGGTCGGCCACGACCTCTTCAGTCGGGGCCGGAGTCTGGGTCTTCTCCGTCATCGGGGATGCTCCTTGCTCAGTGGGGGCGTCCCGGCGATGGAGGACGCAATCGTGGTGTTCGCCCTTGGCGCGGAAGCCCGCGGCAGGATCGGCGCCGACCGGCACGGCCGAGATCTCGAACGGAGTCCAGTCAACCGCCCGCCAGAGCTCGCGACCGCCATCGGGCTTAGAGATGTCGAACCGGTGGACCTGATAACCGATGGAGACCGCCCGGATGTGCCCGGCCTGGATGTCGCGCCAGATCGGCTCGACATCGGCCCGCTCGCTGATCCGCACCAGGGCGATGCCGCGCCCGTTCTCGATCCGCGCCGAACCCGGCACGACCGAGCCGATGACGGCGTCGAGCGTGTCGATCTCATGAACCTTCAGGAAGGGCGCACCCGCGTTCAGCCGTTCTAGCCGCACATGGGCAGGGTCGAGGCTCAGCTCCTCGTCATAGGGCTCGCCGAAGAACCTCGCCCGCCGGACGCGCGCGCCCGCCGACCAGATCACCTCGACCGTGCGTGCGTCGTTGTCGACAGTGTTCGGCGCAAGCTCCGCCGACCGGCG